TCACGGCGCCGGCGCGCGAGCTCGAGACGCGCGTGAAGCATGGGCGGTTTCGGCATGACGGCAACCCGTGCTTGAAATGGAACGCCAGCAACGTCGTCGTGACCCGCGGGGTCGATGATTCGATCCTGCCGAAGAAGGAAGGGCCGGAGTCACCGAACAAGATCGACGGGATCGACGCGATCCTGCAGGCGCTGAGTGCGATGCTGACGCCGGTCGCGCCGCCGCCGACCTATTCCATGCTGGTGCTCGGGTAACAGGAGGCCTATGACTGACAGCAAACGACCACCGGGGCGACCGCCGCTGTATGACACGCCGGCCTCGGCGCGCATCTCCGTCAAAGTCACCCCCGCGCAGCGGCTCGAGCTCCGGCGCGTGGCGAGTGACACCGGCTCGGGCGTCTCCGGCATCATCCGCGAGGCCGTCAACGAATACGTGAACGACTACGGCGATCGGCGGCTTTTCGGGCGCACCAAACGACGGCGGTAACTGACACTAGGCGGGCGTGACCCGCGCCTATTCGCTCCTCACCATCAAAGCCGTTGACGCGGAGTCACGGACGATCACCGGCATTGCCTCGACGCCGGCCCCCGATCGCATGGGCGACGTCGTCGAGCCCCTCGGGATCACCTTTTCGAATTCCCTGCCGCTGCTGCTGTACCACGACCCGAAGAAACCCGTCGGGTCGGTGACGTTCAGCGCGCCGACCGCGGCCGGCCTGGCCTTCACGGCCTCGCTCCCTGTGGTCACCGAGCCGGGCGTCGTGCGCGACCGGATCGAAGAGGCCTGGCAGTCGATCAAGGCGGGCTTGCTCGCCGGCGTCTCGATCGGGTTTCGATCGATCGAGGACGCGTTCAATAAGGCCACCGGCGGGATCCGGTTTCTGAAGACCGAGATCCTCGAGCTCTCCCTCGTCGCGATCCCGGCGAACGCCGAGGCGACGATTCACACCATCAAGTCACTCGACCTGGCCGCGCCTGGCCGTCATCCGTCCCGCGACAGGGACCCGCTCCCAACCGTGCGCGTCAGCAAGGGCGCGCCAGCCATGGAACACAAAACCACACACGAACAGATCACCGGCTTTGAAAATACCCGCGCCGCCAAGCACGCGCGGATGACCGCCATCATGAGCGCCTCGGACGACACGACGCTCGACCAGGCCCAGACCGAGGAGTACGACGGGCTCGCGGGCGAGGTGAAGGCGATCGACGCGCATCTGGTCCGACTCCGCGCCCTCGAATCGACGATGGTCGCAAAGGCGACCCCCGTTGGCGGGACGGTCACGGGCATCGCGCCCAGTGAGCACCGCAGCAGCGTGCCGATCATCCAGGTCCGATCCCAGCTCCCCAAGGGCACCGGCTTTGTCCGCTTCGTCCAGGGGCTCGCGGCCTGCAAGGGCAACTTGATGCAGGCCGAGCAGTACGCCAAGCAGTGGGATGACTCGACGCCGGAAGTCGGCCTCGTGTTCAAGGCCGCCGTCGCCGCCGGCACCACGACGGACGCGACCTGGGCGGGCCCGTTGGCGCCGCTGATGCCGTTGACGAGCGAATTTCTCGAGCTCCTGCGGCCGGCGACCATCCTGGGCAAGGTCCCGGGGTTCCGCAAGGTCCCGTTCAACGTGACGATCGCCAGCCAGACGGGCGGCGGGACCTATCAGTGGGTGGGGCAAGGGGCGCCGAAACCCGTCGGCAAGCTGCAGTTCGGATCGGTCTCGCTGACGATCACGAAGTGCGCCGGGATCGTCGTGATCACGCTCGAGCTCGCGCGCACGTCGACGCCGTCGGCGGAAGCGGTCATCCGGCAGGACATGATCAACGGGATCGCCGCGTTCCTCGACGTCGAATTCACCGATCCGTCCAAGGCCCCGGTGGCCGGCGTCTCGCCGGGCTCGGTGACCAATGGCGTGACCCCGATCACCACGGCGGGCCCAACGCCGGCCAACGCGCGCACCGACATTCAAGCGATGGCGGCGGCGATGTCGGCCGCCGGGATTCCGATCGGCGGCGCCGTGCTCTTGATGTCGACGACGAACGCCTTGGCGCTCTCGAACGCGCTCAACGCGCTCGGGCAACCGCTCTTCCCCTCGCTGAGTCTCAACGGCGGGACCGTCATGGGCGGGATCACCGTCATTCCGAGTCAGTCGATGGGGACGACGGTCGCAATGGTCCAACCCGATGCCATCCTCTACGCGGATGACGGCGGCGTCACGATTGATGTCTCGCAAGAGGCCTCGGTACAGATGGATTCCGCGCCCGACAATCCGGCCCTCGCGACGACCGTGTTGACGTCGCTCTGGCAAAACAACCTGGTCGGCCTGCGCGCCGAGCGGTTCATCAACTGGAAAAAGGCCCGCGCCGGCTGCGTGCAATACACCGTCGCGACCTACACCGCGTAACACCCGATGGACGACGCCACCCTTCCGCCGCGGGTCACGATGGCCGTGATCCGCGACGGGTTTTTCGACGGCACCTGGCGCGTGGTCGGCGACCTGGTCGAGGTCGACGCGTCGATGGTGGAGACGCTCGAGCAAGCCGGCTTTGCCCGGCGGCGCATCGCCGCGGCGACCCGCGAGACAGGGAGAAAAGCCCATGGTCGTTGACATACACGACACACCCGGCCACGGCCACAGCCACGGCCGCGCCGCGGGCAAGGACCATCTCCGGCCGGACACCGAGGCGGCCGAATCGGTGGACGTGACCGCCCGGGTCTATCACACCGAATACGGGAACGTGCATCTCGAAGGCGAGACGTACGCCGTCACGGATCGCGCGTTGGCGGAAACGCTGCGCGGGATTGGATTCGTCTCGATCGACGTGTCGCAGACCGCGCCCGCCGACCCCCCCACCATCACGAGCCTGACCCCCTCGACCGCCCTGGCCGGCACGGCGAGTGTGCCCGTGGTGGTCGCCGGCACCGGCTTTGTCGCCGGCACCGTCATCGTCTGGGATGGCGCCGATCTGCCGACGACCGTGGAGTCGGAGACGTCGGCCTCGACCACGGTGGATTTGACGGCGGCGGGCGCGGGCGTCATTCCGGTCGCGGTGCGCGCCGGTGGCGTTCTGTCAGCCCCGCAGTCCTTCACGGTGAGCGCGGCCCGCCGCCGATGACATTCGGCGTCACGCTGCTCGGCCGGCGCGTCGAGGTCACGGCGAAGACCTACGCGGCGCCGTACAGCCCCGGGGCGAACACGAGCGGCGGGTGGTTCCCGCTCGTGGTCCGCGAGCCGTATACGGGCGCGTGGCAAGTCAACGTCGAGCAGCGCCGCGACCAGGTCGTCGCGTACGCGCCGGTCTTCGCGTGCGTCACATTGATCGCCGCAGACGTGGGCAAGCTGACGCTGCGCCTTGTCGAGCAGGATGACGACGGCGTGTGGACGGAAACGAGCTCGCCGAGTTTTTCGCCAGTCCTCCGCAAACCGAATCGCTACCAGGTCACGCCGAAATTTGTCGAGCAGTGGATCACGTCCAAGCTGCTCTGGGGTAACGCCTACGTCCTCAAGGAGCGCGACGCGCGCGGGGTCGTCACGGGCCTGTATGTCCTCGACCCCATGCGGTGCCTGCCGCTCATCGCGCCGGATGGCGGGATCTACTACCAACTCCAGCGGGACAACCTATCCGGCGAGCTCGTGGACATCCCCGACCCCTTCATCGTGCCGGCGTCGGAGATTATTCACGACCGGATGGTGTGCCTCTTTCACCCGTTGGTCGGGATGTCGCCGATTTACGCGTGCGCCGCCGCGGCGATGCAAGGGCTGGCGATGCAAGCCGGCGCGGGCGCGTTCTTCACCAACGGGAGTCGCCCCTCGGGCATTTTGACGGCCCCAGCGGGCATGACAGTGGAGCAACTGGCGCAAGCCAAGGCCGATTGGGCCGCCTTCAATGGGCCCGGCAACGCGGGCAAGGTGGCCGTGATCACCTCCGACATCAAATTTACGGCGTTGACCACCAACGCGGTCGACGCGCAGGTGATCGAGCAACTGAAGTGGACGGCCGAGAACGTGTGCAGTTGT